ATCTTGTATTGCATTACTCGAAGCCATTAAATCTCAAATGATTTGTATTCATCCAAACTATGGTGCTTTACCAGAGACTGGTGCTAATGCAACTATTATGTATGATTGGAATGAAGATATGAATCATCACGCAAATTATGCGTTTTCAGTAGCAAAACAAATTCTAATAGCGATGGAGAACGATCCTAATTACTTTAATGGATTTACCTTCTCTGATAGATTTAATTTGGCAAGAAACAACATACAATCATTTTCCACAATGTGGAACACTCTACTAAGGAATATTGGTGATGCCTACGGACAAGGGTAAAGGTAAATTAATACCGTTTCCTGCTATACATTCTAATCCACCCATTAATGAGGTTAGTGTTGGCGAAAGGATTCGCGAATACAAAGAATCTTATTCGAGTGAACTTGCAGAAATTATTTGGGAAAACGTACTAGGCGAGATGGCGAGAGCAGGATGCGACTTTGAAGAAAACATGGAAGAATACTTTCCATCTATGATATTAATCTTCGAAGCCATTCGTTCTTTACATCTACAAACAATGAACGAAGAACACCAGTTACAGGGGTATGCTGCAAACAATGTTATCGTGGATGCTGAGGAAGATAGTATATCTGGTGGATTGAAAAAGAATTTAGAAGAAACCATTGACATTGATGAAGATGTTTGATATAATATAATCTGTAAATGAAAATAATGGATAAATTATGATATTAGTTGACTATAACCAAGTAATGCTCGCGAGTCTTTTCGCAGGTATTGGCAATCACACAAACATGGAAGTTGATGAGAATCTGCTTCGTCACATGTTCCTCAATTCAATAAGATTCAATCGCAAGAAGTTTTCGAAAGAATACGGCGAAATCGTAATCTGCGCTGATAACACAAATGTATGGAGAAAGGATTACTATCCATACTATAAAGCAAATCGTAAAAAGAACAGAGATGATTCTGAACTCGATTGGCATGCTTTGTTTGATATCATTCACCAAATACGTAGAGAAATTGAAGAGTTCTTTCCTTACAAGGTAGTCTATGTTGATCGTTGTGAAGCTGATGATATTATCGCAACACTCTGTATGGAACATGGTACTGAATTGAATACAGGAGCTGAAAAGATTCTGGTTCTATCTGGTGATAAGGACTTTATTCAATTACAAAGATTCGCAAATGTTGACCAATACAATCCCGTCCTTAAGAAGTGGGTAAGACATGCAAATCCTCAACAATATATAACAGAACACGTTCTTCGTGGTGACACTGGTGATGGTGTACCAAACATATTAAGTCCTGATAATTGTCTTGCTATTGGTGAAAGACAAAAACCAATGACTAAGAAGCGTATTGAATTATACAGTAAAGATCCAAGCGCAATGGACGAAGAAACAAAATTAAGGTTCAATCGTAATAAACAAATGATTGATCTTACAATGATACCTCAGGAGTTTGTTGATAATATTCTTGAGGAATATAATAACCAAGAAGAGGTGGGAAGGTCTCACTTATTCAATTACTTCATTAAACAAAAGCTGAAAAATTTGATTGGTGATATACAGGATTTTTAATATGTTAAGAATAGCAATCTCAGATGTAATTAATGCAGCTGCAGCAAAAAGTGGAAAGGCAAAAGTCGAGCACTTACAAAAACACGACAGCGTACCACTAAGACAAGTACTTCGTTTGATTTACGACAAAGATATTGAGTTCTTAGTACCTGATACGAAACCACCATTCAAAGAGAATGAGCTCGTTGATCTTGAAACTTTATTATATAGAGAAGCAAGACGTTTGAGAATTTTCTTTTTAGGTGGTGGATACGACGCCCTTAATACGAATAGAAGAGAAGCATTGTTTATTCAGTTGCTTGAAGACCTATACATTCCAGATGCAAATATGTTATCAGAGAATATGATTTCGCATACTCCAATTAAAGGACTTACAAAGAAAACGCTAGAATCGGCTTTTCCAACACTATTTACAGATCCACTTAACTTTAAGTAAAAGGAAATGCGCATGCCTCGGCGGAGCAAATCAACCGTTCATTCTGAAGACTGGCAAGATTTTAAGAAACAAGATCAACAACAGAAGAAAAAGAAGAATCAGTCAAGGAAAGACATCCAAAAGCATAAATTATCTAATAAAAGGACTTTTCTTTCATAAAGTTGTTGACATTCATAGTATACTGTTGTATAATGGTACTATAAATTAATAAAGAACAGGAATAATATGGACCACAGAAAAGACAAGCTAATCCTAGTGGATTGCGATGGTGTATTGCTTGATTGGAAATACGCTTTCTACAAGTTTATGAATGAAAACGGTTACACCGTTATTACAGAAGGTCAGTACGATGTTGCTGTTACTTTCGGTATCACAAAAGATGAATCGAGGAAACTGGTGAGACAGTTCAATGAATCAGCAAGAATAGGATTTTTACCAGGACTCAGGGACGCGATTAAATATGTCAAGAAACTCCACTCTGAGGGTTATGTTTTTCATTGTATTACTAGTCTCAGTACTGATTACTATGCCGGCAAGCTAAGAGAACAAAATCTCGAAAGATTGTTTGGTGAAGGAGTATTTGAGAGACTTGTATGTTTAGACTGTGGAGATGATAAAGACGAAGGTCTATTACCTTATAAAGATAGCGGATGTATTTGGGTTGAAGATAAACCTTCTAATGCTCAATGCGGGCTTGATATGGGACTCAGATCTATTCTGATTGAACATGATTTTAATAAAGACTATACCAATAATGATATAGTAAAAGTTAAAAATTGGAAAGAAATCTACGAGTCAATCGTATAAATAGTTATATGAATGTTAGGATAATATATTAGATGCCGAATTACTCATTTAAAAACAAAGACGGATCAGGTGAAATCTTCGATAAGTTTATGAAGATCGCTGAACGCGAAGTCTACTTACAAGACAACCCCCAAATCCAACAAGTCATAACCGGCTCCGCGCCGTTGATTGATAGTGCGCGGTTAGGTCGAGCAAAACCCGACCAAGGTTTTCGTGATATACTTACATCAATGAAACAAAACAAATCATACACTGGAAACAAAATCAACGATTGGAAGTAATTCAATTCTAATTGCTTCTTACATCTGTTGATGCAAAGGAGAGTTTTATGTCAAGAGCACGTCGTATATCATCAAAGGATAAGAAATTGTCGAGAAGGGAAAAAGAAGGTTCAAGAATGGATACTAAATTCAGTATGAATCAGATTCGTCCCTTAACGGATACCCAAGGTGAATTTTTCGATAGTTATAACGCTGGGTATAATATTGCTGCAATTGGTACGGCAGGAACAGGAAAAACAATGTGTGGTCTTTATCTAGGCTTATGTGATATACTAAGTAATGATGATTACCAACAAGTTATTATTGTTCGTTCTGCAGTCCAAACAAGAGAACAAGGTTTTATGCCTGGTACTCTGCAGCAAAAAGAAGCCGTATACGCTTTACCTTATGCTGATATAGTAAATGACTTATTTGGCCGAGGAGACGCATGGAGTATCTTATCTCAAAAGTCTTCCGTCAAATTTATGACATCATCGTTCGTTAGAGGTTTAACGTTTGATAATTCTATTATTATTGTAGATGAATGTCAAAGTATGACTTATCACGAACTCGATAGTATCATTACTCGAGTTGGAGATTCGTCAAGAATCATATTCTGTGGTGATACAGCTCAGGATGATCTTGCTGGAACTAGACACAAACATGACACTTCAGGACTCGAAGATTTTCTCAAGGTCCTATCTCGTATGACCGATTCTTTTAAGGTAGTTCAATTCGGAATTGAAGATATCGTAAGAAGCGGTTTAGTTAAAGAATACATTATAGCAAAGGAGACAACCGTTCTCAAGCCTCGTATGGTGGCTTAAATCGAAAGGGTGGTTGAAAGGCCACCTTTTCTACTCAACTTATTGGAACTTATATTATGAATTTTAAATTTGAACACAATCCCGAGGCACCTGTCCTCGAAAAATTAACTCGAGCATCCGTAGATGGTAAACGTATTTACCAAACTCCGTCTGGTGCTGGTTATCCCTCAGTTACGACTGTCTTAGGTATTCTCGGTAAAGAGGATATACAAAAATGGAGAGATCGTGTTGGTCATGCAGAAGCGAATAAAATTTCAACTCAAGCTGCTCGACGTGGTACTGCCGTTCATAAACTCTGCGAAGATTATTTAGATAACGATCCAGATTTTGCGAAAAAACATATGCCTGCCAATGTTCATCTATTCAACACAATGAAACCTATATTGGATGAACGGATAAATAATATTTGGTACCAGGAGTGTTTCCTCTATTCTAACGAATTACAAACTGCAGGTCAAGTTGACTGTATTTGCGAATGGGATGGAGAACTTGCTGTTGTCGACTTTAAGACATCAAGGAAGCCAAAGAAAGTAGAATGGATTCTAAACTATTATATGCAAGTATCTTTCTACGCAAAAGCATTTGAAGAAATGACTGGTAATAAAGTAAAGAAAGGAGTGATATTCATTGGAGTTGATGGTAATGAACCTCAAGTGTTTGAGTTTGAGCCTGCTGATTACAATGATCATTTTAAAGCTGTAAGGTCAACATATAAAGAGCTCTATGAAAAAGATAAGGTACATAATAACGGATAATAACATGGGTGTGTTTATTGGTACATATAATGGATATGACCTAGGCATGGAGGATGATGGCAGAGTCTATGCAACCTTCGCGGCTAACAACCCTTTCGGTATGACAAATGTTTGCAGTTTTAAAACTGAAAGAACTGCTCGTAATTATATAGCAGATATGTTCCCACCCAAAAAACAAAGACAGCTGTCTACACTGACAGTTGAAACAGAAACAGAATTTCCGACCGTCGTTGATTTAATAAAGTCAGGACACGGCGACCAAACATTTGATATGATAGATGGGTTAGTTGCGGAAGGAAGTCAACTAATACATTAATAGGATATGATTATGAATCACAAAACGCTAAACAAAAATATGGACATGGGCTTTCTCGACATGGATCATGTAGCAAACATGAGAAAAGAATTCTTTATTAATAAGGATTATGAATGGTGGGGTCAAGTAAAAGAAGGTGATGTCGTAGTTGATATTGGTACTTGTGTTGGTATGTTCAGTTGTTATGCTCTCGACTCTGGTGCAAGTAAAGTATATATGGTTGAGCCAAATCAGCATCTATTAAAAACGGCAATAAGCAATACTCTTCCTTATGTCATCAATGCGGTTGAATCACCAGTAGTTCCATGTCATGCTGCTATTATGAATCACGACGATCATATTACTCATATCTACGACGGTGATAGTTCTGGAGATTTTAAACGTTTTCGTTTTAAAGAATTCATTAAACATTATGGTATAGAAAAAATCGACTTTCTCAAAATTGATTGTGAAGGTGGAGAGTACGATATCTTAACGGAAGAAAACTTTGATTGGATCTATAATAACGTTGGTCATATTTCAGTTGAAATACATCGTCGTCATGCGGACTCAGGTAATCGTGATATGATTAAGTTCCGTAATGAATTCCTCAAAAAATATGAAGAAGAAGGTCGTTTGAGATATCAAGACGAGGCGCATAGAAAAGGAATGTGGAACGACGAACTTATTCTTGCTAGTGACTGGTGGAATTTACCATCAGAATTCATGGCATATTTTATCAAAAAGTAGTTGACAAGTCTCTCACAATGGTATATAATTAACCCATGAAAGATAAACAATTAATACAAGACGCGTTAATGTTGGCTATTAAAGCCCACGACGGTCAAAGACGAAAGTATACTGGAGAACCTTACTCCACACATCCTATTGGTGTTTCAAAGATAATTGAAACAATTCCTGACCATACACCAGAAATGGTTGCAGCTGCGTTATTACATGACGTCGTTGAAGATACACCAGTAACGCTTTCAGAAATCAAAGAAGTGTTTGGCACAACCGTTGCAGAGTATGTTCATTTTTGTTCTAACGTTTCTGAACAGAAAGATGGGAACCGTGCGTTTCGTAAAAAGATGGACGCAGATCATTTTGCGATGGGACCTGCGGAAAGTCAGACTATAAAGGTTGCTGATTTAATACATAACAGCGAAACCATTATACCTCATGATCCTAAGTTCTTTCACAAAGCGTACAAACACGAAAAACAGTACTTATTGGATGTTTTAATTAAAGCAAACCCAATACTCAGAAGTCATGCTCAATCGATGCTTGACAAAACGTGGAATCCGTCTTAATCGGCGGGTTTCATTCCTTATTCTTTTTAGTTATAACCATATAACAATCCAATCTAACAAAGTCGTTTTATTTTCATAAAACCATTGACATTCTTTATGAAACCATATATAATGGTTGTATAAATTAAATTAATGGATCAAATATGAAAAATACCTATATCGTTAAACAAGTCGCCATTCCGAAGGAAGAACAAGAACTTCCTAACCAAAAAGGATGGGATGGAGCAATTGCAGAGTCTAATCATTGGAGAGTCAAGATGGACTATATGCATGGCTTTAAAGATGAAGGTTTCAAATCAGAAGATCTCAAATACTTTACAGATACTTATGAGGTCATTGCTGACTGTTTAGAAAGTGTATTCAGAATCACTAACATGTGGGATGACGAAGGACCAGTAACAAGATTCAGAATGGGTCATTCTACTTCTGTCGGAGATCTCATTGAAGATACTTCTACAGGAAAAATTCATATGGTTGATAGCTTCGGCTTTCAGGAGGTAGCGTAATGATTACTTGGGATCAATACACGAAAGGTTACTGCATTCCTGCTAATTGGGAAGACACATCATGGGGTAACGATGAGTTGCCATCTTTTGAGACTAACGGATATCGTATCTGGGTCAATTCTCCAGATCTTGCTGAAAGAAAAGAATCTCAAGAACATATGGGTATTCCTATATCAAAGTTTGTAGATTGGATCTTTGCGGTAACAAGATCGTCGTATTACGAAGAATCTGAAGATCTTCTCCTATCAACGAACATTAAAGAGGTAATTGACTTCGTTTCTGTTCCGTATGAAAATAAATGAAATTTTTATCATAAAACTATTGACATTCTTTATGATATGGTTTATAATATATCTATATTAAACAATAAGGAAAGGAATTAATTATGGCTACTAAATTTAACAAAGAAGATTTTACTTGGGACGGAATGTATCTAATGTATCGTGGAGATTTTAACGGATCTCGCAAGATGCTTGATGTTTGCCCTGATGCCCATCCTTCATGGAAAGGAATGAACAAGCCTGCATTTGTTGCTAGGTTCAAGTACGGTTACAAGCCTTGGAAAGCTTGGGTTAATTTCTTAGTCAAAAATGCTACTGTTGAAAAATACATGGAACTTGCTGATCATGGTACTAAGTACTTCAATGAAAGGTACGGTTATGAAACTTGTGGTTCACCAGTTGCAGCAATGGAACAACTTGGTTATAAGGGGAAGAAGTAATGACAAATCATATGCCATTAGAACTTTATGAAAATAAATGAAAATAACTATTGACATTCTTTATGATATGGTTTATAATATCTATATTAAATAATTAAATAACAGGAAAAATATTATGAAATTTGACTTAAACGGAAAACAACGTGTTGAAGCTTACCAAGGTACCTTTGATGTATTTTGTGCTGAAGATATGTTGAGTGTTGAGACTATCAAGACTTATGTGTCAAGCATGAATAAAGATCTTAAATATGCTGGTGCTGTTGATAGACGTGGATCACCATTAAGATACAGAGTTTGTGTTAAAGCAAGAAAGCCAATTCACAAAGTTCTTAATAAGAGAACAGGAAATTTGGTTGGTCATACTTGGGGTGGAGATGTTATCGGTGGAATGGCTAATGCTGCTGCAGTTGATGTTTACATTCAAAGAAGGTGTATGTTATAATGTTGAAAGAAATGTTTACGTTCTTAGATGATCTTCGAGAAAGTGGTAAGATCAACATGTTTGGAGCTCCTAAGGTATTACAAGATACTTTTGGAATAACAAAAGGTGAATCATTTGAAGTCTTTACGGCTTGGACTGAATCATTTGAAAAATAAATAAATTTAACTATTGACATTCATTATGATATAGATTATAATGGTTGTATTAATTAAATAATAAAAACGAGGAAATATATTATGAGTCATGAATTAGAAATAGTAAACGGTGAAGCTGCAATGGCTTATCGTCAATCGTCAGGAGTGCCATGGCATGGTCTTGGAGTTCCGGTTGAAGATAACATGACACCAATGGAAATGATGAAGGCTGCAAACCTAGATTGGAAGGTATCCAAGCAACCATCTTTTGTTGAAATCAACGGAGAAAAGGTACTTACAGGTCAAGAAGCATTGGTTAGAGAAACTGATGGCAAGATTTTGACTAACGTATCTGGTGCATGGAAGCCATGTCAAAACGAAGATGCGTTTAACTTCTTCAACGATTTTGTTGATGCAGGTGACATGCAGATGGATACGGCTGGTAGTCTCAAGGACGGTCAAATCGTTTTTGCTGCTGCTGATGTTAAAGACGGTTTTACCCTCGCAGGTGGCGATGAAGTAAAAGGTTACCTTCTATTCTCAAATCCTCATGTCTATGGTAAGTCTATTGATGTCAAATTCATTATGACACGAGTTGTCTGTAATAACACACTGTCTATGGCTTTGACTGAAAAGGGTCAACCTGCAGTAAGGTTATCTCACAGAAACAACTTCAATCCAGAAATGGTTAAAGAGTTATTGGGTATCTCGCATAATCGCGTTGCTCAATTCAAAGAAGCCGCAGAATTCCTTTCATCGAAAAGATACTCTGATAAAGCTTTCAAGCTATTCCTATCGCAAGTATTCGGTACTTCAAATCAAGAAGGCAAGATCCTCTCAAGGACTGCTGAACGTGCATTGGAAATCGTTGATACACAACCTGGAGCTGATATGGCAAGAGGAACGTGGTGGAACGCTTACAACGCAGTAACATATATGACTGACCACGAAATGGGAAGGTCTGCTGATACAAGAGCTACGGCTGCTTGGTTCGGACATAACGCAAAAAGAAAGCTTGATGCTCTCGACACGGCTGTTAAAATGGCGGAGGTGGCGTAAGCCCCTCCCTTTAAGGAAGAAGTATGAAAATCAAAATTGAAATAGAACTTGATACGGAAAGAGATGCTGCGGAGATTGAATCTCTGATAGAAATCGCGAATCGTATTAAAGAAAACATTGACGAGGCGGACTATGAGTAAAGTTCTTATCACGGGTGGAACGGGGTTCGTTAGTACGAATCTTTTACCACTTCTTTTAGCAGAAGGACATGATATATCATTGATTGATAATCTATCTCAGTCTGTTTATGTACCAGAGTTACATGATAGAGCTCAGTTTTACGAAGCTGATATTCGAGATGCAGAAGAAATGGAAAGCATCTTTAAAGAAGTAAAGCCTGAGGTGGTATTTCACTTCGGAGGTTTAGTATCTATCTATGATTGCCACAATGATCCAGTTCAAGCTGCAGAGAACAACATTATTGGATCTATCAATGTTTTTAACGCTGCACTAGCAAGCGGTTGCGACCGAGTGATCTTTTCTGAGACTTCCGCAGTATATGAAAATGTTGAGTTACCTGAAGGTGGTTATGTTGAAGGTGCTTCAGATCCTACTACATTCTATGCAGCCTCTAAGGCAGCAGTTGCTCTAATAGCAGATTCATACGCAAGAACTCGTGGACTAAAATATACTGCTCTACGTTACTTCAATATCGCAGGACCTATACAAGACTATAAACGAACTGTTCCACCTCTATTCGCAGGAGTGGCTATTCGTCTATTAGGTGGAAATAATCCAATCATATTTGGAGATGGTACAAGAGCTCGAGACTTTATTCATGTAGATGATGTGAATGCATTCCATGTACAATGTTTAACTGATGAAAGAACTGTTGGCGAAACGTTTAATCTAGGAATGAATAGTTATCATTCTTTATATCAGATTTCTGAAATCATATTTGATTATTTGAAAGATGAGATTCCTGCTGACTATCTTGAATACGATAACATGGCTGAGATTAATGGAGAAGCACATACTATATATGCCAACATTAATAAAGCTATGTCAATTGGATGGAAACCACAGAAGACAATTAATGATGCAATATATGACACCATTGATTATCTGAAGCTGGAGATTGAGAAGGGGAATGTCGACCCCGCCACATTTATGAAAGACATTAATACTAAGGACTTAAAAATATAATGAGTAAATTTAATAAAGAATCGGATGGAAGATACGGCGAAAGCGACGGTAGAAAACGTGGTGGAAAAGGTGATAGGAACTTCGATAAAGAAGCTACCGACCTATTGAAAGGGTTATCTGAAAAGCAACTCTATCAACTATTTGAGATCGTTGTTACCGAAATGAAACACCAGTGTTCTGAAGAACGAACAATGGAATTAGTAGCAGTGAGAAAAGCCATCCGTAAATCACCTTTAGTTGAAGGATATAGGTTTGAACGTATCATTAATGGTTATCAGTCAGAGATGGCAAGAACAGGAAAACCAAAAGATGGTCAATTTACTCCACACAAGAGAAAGGTGTAATCGTTATAACCATATAACGAAAAGTTCTAATTAAAATGATTTATTTTCATAAAACTATTGACATTTGTTATGAAACCGTTTATAATGGTACTATAAATTGATAAAAGGAAGGAAGATATGAAATTAGTAATTCAAACACAATATAGAGAAAACTACGCGGCTCATAACGAAGATTATGTCCACGGTGTCGATTCACCATATTGGAAGTTCAAGGGTGGATCAACGTATGTAGTTGCTAACATTCAGTCTTCTGCTTTGTATACTGATAGCGTATCGGCCCAGGCCATGTATGAGATCGTTGATGAGATCAAGGCTTCAATCTGCTCTGCCGATGAATACTCTGAGGAGTATGTTATTGATTGGGAAATTGCTAACGACGATGCTGTCGTTTGTGAGGAGTGGGAATCACCTATTCAGTTATTCCCACTTGATGGACTTTGGTCAGCAATGAAGGTTGATAACAACCGAGGAGATTTTGGATACAGAAGGAAAGAGATTCTCGAAGTAACCGAAACGTGGAACTATGAGACAAAGGGTGAAAGGTGTAATTATACATCTGAGTACTTAATGGAAGATGGTGTAAGGCTTCCTTACTCTGAGCTCAATGAATGGTTTGCTGTAGTGGAGGTAGCGTAATATGAAAGATATCTTAAAGACAGTTTGTGCATTCGTAATTGTAATATGTTCAATTTCATTTGCTTTTTCTTTTTACGTTTCAATTCCTGATGTTCACGTTTCACATTCTACTAATGAGTGTGTTGAAGTAATTAATTATACTGATTTGGATATTTACTCTTGTGAGAATATGCCTACGAAGTATAACAAAGTTTGGGTAAAGTAATTATGGAATTATTAACTGACTTTTTTGGATTC